TTCTTGTCCGTAAGTTCAGAATACCTACTTTCCATCTGCCCTTGCCTTGCTTCCTTGAAGTTGAGAAAGGGACCGTGGGTGATTGGCTTAGTCCATTTAGGCAGTTCACCAAAGGAGGATATCTTTTTGAGTTCTATTTCTGTGGGTTGGTTGAATGCCCTACCTTCTATTATAGTAGGTTCATCTTCCACCATCTAGAACACCTATGCCAGCCATTTTGCCCATGCTGCTGCTTTTGAGGCTCCGTGTACCAACGCACTACCTAGTCCCAAACCGCTCTGTGGTGGAGTGTATGTGGGTTGACCAGTAGCGGGGTCGATCCAATACGGGTTGTTCATTTGGTCATAACCTGCTGGTGGTATTGGATATCCTGATTGATTCATGGGGTTGAATGCCTGTTGTTGCATTGCTAGTTGATTATTCACACCACCAAAGGCAGCGTTGCCTTGTATGTTGGATGGGGCCATGCCCGGTTGTCCCATTGTAGGTTGTCCCATAGATGGCTGCATTGGTGCAGCAGGTCCAGCAGAGAACCCTTGCGATTCAAGGTACTGCTGTTTCGCCATTCTTCTCTGTAGTATGACCTCAGTGTTTACAGCAGCAGATAGTAGATTCTGTATGTCTAGTTGTAGTGTTGCGTCACTGACGTTGTTGTATGCTGCCTCGCTATCAGCATGGAGAACGATCTCCCCACTGGATGCGGTGTTGAACTTGAGATTCTTCAATTGCGTAGATACCACTCTCTCTACTACATCCTCGATCAACTGCTCAAAAGCAGTTAGGAATTGAGGACCATGATACTCAAAGAATTCTTCGACATGGTTCTCCTGTAATGTCAAAAGGTTGTTTACTGCTTTGAATTGTGCGTTCTGTCCATCTGTTATTACAGATGCTAATTGTCCGTTGCTAGTCCCGAATAGTCCCATTAATCCTCATCCTCCACTGCTTCCTCTTCTACTATTCGTGTGCCTGTCTTCAGTAGTGCCTGTATCCTCTCCGTATTTGACTTCTGTTCTATCAGTAATAAAAACAACTCTTCTTCCTTGGAGGAAACCTCCACATTGGGAGGTTTGATAGTCCATCCAACCGCAGAAAGCGATTGAATGTCTTCCATCCTCAGTGTTGTGAGAGGGCCGGAGGATATTAATTTCTTTGGAGATGGAACGTATGCGCTGAAACTCAAACCATGCTCATCTGCAAGTATCTGTTGCTCCAACATTTCGTACTGCTTGTACATCGAAGCATGTTTTGCACAGTAGGTTCCCTTCATTGGGTATCCTTTCCTAACCTTGTGCAGTGGTATGCCGGGTCTGTATGGGTCGGATACCTCCCATACCTTGTGTGTACCACAGACAACACATCTATCTTTGATGTTGAATTGATGTCCAAACTTGAAAAATAAGAATTTTTTCTTTTCAGGTTTCAGTATCTTTATGATTTCCTTGATCTGCTTCTTGGGTTTAATTGCCTTGAATTCATATTTCATAACAGTGCCGGGAGCCCTTGCGAGTTTCTCCCTTGGAAGGAAGGCATTCTGTTCTACAGTCGTCGTTCTAGCGTCAATGAAACTTTGTGGATTAAATTGCATAGCCATGTTTTTCACCTCAGTAATCGTCTATCATCGTCAGTATTCCCCTATATACCATCTTTGAATCTGATTTAGCACTTACTATATACTTGAAGACAGGAACCCCCTTCTCATTTAGTTTCTCTATTCCTCCTTCAAATGCTGCGAATATTGGATGTTTCTCTATTTCGTCATAGTTGTATTTGTCTTTCCACAAGTCGAATTTGTTTGCCCATATACCTACAGCGATTGGATAGTCAGAGGACTTTTTCTTGCCCTTCTTATTTATCATATCCCAATAGGGTGAACAGATGGTATCTACTAGGAATGACCAAGATAGTTGCTGTTCGATGTCATAGTGCTTGGACAAGTGCCTGTCATCGATCATAAAAATGATGTATTTGACATGTCGGCTTTTCATGTCCTTTACCCATTCCCCCCAGTATAGTGTCTCTCCCCCTACATCTGCTGTCTTGACCGTGTGGGCATTTCCATCTATCTTGACGTACTTTCTAGTTGCCCTCTTCAATCCAACTGTTCTCTCTTTGATATTCGGTACATCCCCCCTTGTTCTCAATTGATGGTGTAGTGTTGTCTTTCCTACTTGTGTCGCTCCATACACTCCAAAGTTTATTGCATGTAATTTACTGTATAGTTTACCAACTGCCTCGACAATAACGATTGCGAAACCAGCCATCAATGACATTTCAACACCTCAGAATAGATGATGCCAAAAGTCCAGCAACCCCTCCCATATTCCTGCAAAGATGTTGTAGCCGGATAAGGCTATCATATGCCCTACGAGGAAGCCACTTATTGTGGATATGAACCCCCAAAACCAAAACCTGAACCTCATGAACATCAGGTCTGCTGAATGCGCTCTCTGCAAGTCATATGCAAGAGTCGATTCATCAATGCCCATCAATAGTTGGTCTAGCATATTCTCACTGTTCAGTCATCAAGAAGGACGGATTTATCACGTTCTCATCGACATACTGTTGCTGCTGTGGAATCGGCCTAAACCTGAACTCTTCATACTGACGCATGGACTCACGTACTCTCTTGCGGTTCTCTTCGTCCTTGGCTTTCCTAGCCCAATAGGTGTTGATGCTTCTCTGTAGTAGGAAATCCTCGATGTACTCGTTCAACACCAAGTCGAATATAGATTTTAGAATCATTATTCCCCCCACTGTCAATACACCAAATAGAACTGCTAGGGTGTAAGGGCCATAGACACTTAGGAAAGCAGACCCGAATGTAGCGAAGAAGTATACGTTGACACCACTTACAGCACCAACGAATAGGATTGTCATCACTAGGCGAGTGTCATCCTCAAATGTATTATAACTCATATTATGCAAACTCCACAGAAACAGCAGCAGTACCTGTTATGTCCAAGTACAATCCATTGTTTGCTATAGCACCATGCATGTCGAATTCTATGGCAGTCTGCTTGGCTGCGTCGAATGATATCCTAACAATCTCCTTTCCACTTGCAGCAGTATTGTCGAATAGTTTGATCGTACCTGTGCTACTGAATCCTGATGCGTGAATGCTGATTAATTTACATCTGTCATTTGATATTAGTGCGTCGGCTGTTTTTACTCCGCTTGAATTACATGCCATGCTTATTCCTCCTTGGTGGTGGTTTTCTTAGTTTTCTTTGCTTTGGTTGTTGAAGAGGAAGTATCTGTCTTCTTCTTAGGTGGTCTTCCTTTTTTCTTAGGAGCAGGTTTCTTCTCTGCTTTTGATTCTGTTTTTGGTTTTTCCTCGACCTTTTCCTCTACTTTAGGTTCGGGCTTCTCTTCTACCTTGGGTTCAGGCTTTGCCTCTACCTTGGATAGTTTCTTTGCGAAGTATTTGTTTACGACAGCATCTATCGTGGTTTCATTTTCTAGACTTAGGACTACTCTCAGCAAATCCCCACTAGCAGAAATTAGGTCTGATTTATCTGAAGGCACGAAACCATATTGCATTGTGCTATCTATGATGTAGGCAGCATACCTTAGAGGCATGTCTATTTCTTCTGTTGAGGTGATGGAGTAAGTCACTCCACCTCTTCTAATGATTTTTGGTTCATCCAATGATTTGTTCTTTAGTTTAATTTTTACCATATTAAACACCGTTAGGTTGTAGCCCCGTCCCTCCATTTTAGGAGGGACAGGACTAAACTTTTCGTTGATCTATTTAGAGATTCCCGTAAACACGGACTCTAATCATTCCTAGGTCGCTGTTAGCAGATTCAGCACCGGAAGATGCAACAGTACCGACAAGAGCGAATGATGAACTGCTCTCATAAGCACCTGCCGCACTTAGTTCCACTACAAATCTGTTCAAAGCAACCCCTGATGCGACCTCACAGCCAGTAATCATAGCAGCAGTGACACTAGTAAGTCCTAGTGATGCTGCTGTGATTATCTCGCCATCCTCAGTGTATGAGGTGATGTTGATATTAGCATCCACAAAGTATTCGTCACCAGCGACCCTTGGGCCAACGTAGCCTTTGTGGTCTGCTAGTACAGTCACTGTATGTGTCACTTAATCACCTCAAGCACTCTTTAGGTTCGTAATCTTGGCTTGTCCCTTGAAGAATGAACAGCAGGTTTCCCCGATGGTTCTGTACATTCCTTGGTTTCCGAGTTTACCAACACCGAATGGGTTTCCGTTGGTGATACCATCCTCAAAGTATTGGGTTGGTTTCATCACAGATAGCCATAGGTGGTCAGTGTCTAGCAACAGAATGTCGCTGAGTTTACCTGAACCCTGTCCCGTCTTTGGCATGTCTTTGCATGGGATGATCGGGATGTCGTAGTAGGTAGCGACCCTGAAGCCGACTTCTGCACCCTTGACACCACGAACACCGTTGTGGGTTGGCACGATTTCTCTCCTGTCCATGAACCTCTCTTGGGCCTGTAGGAGATCACCGATAGCCTGAACAGTGTCGTATCCAGTCAACATGACCTTGGTGTTTCCACCGTTCTCACGTACCTCACGGATGACGCTGTTGAGTAGGCTTAGTGTTAGTAGCCTTGCGTCACCTGCTGCGTATCCACCACCGAAGTTGATTACAGCGTCTAGGTATCCGTTTCCAGTTGCACCTCTTGCTTTGCCGTATATCTGCCTCATTGCAGCAGCAGCGTTCTCGATGGTGTCATCGGATGAACCGATTAGACCAGCAGCAGCCATTGCCTCAACTTCAGCCTCTGAAGAAACGATCTTCAATAGTGAAGTGTAGTTCTTCGATAGGTCATCGGTTGGTGTTGCGTCGTCGTTTGTGTCAGCACCATACAACTCGAATGGCATCAGAAGCATCTTGTTCTGAGACTCAGCGTGATGCTTACCCATGTCCTCACGGACTATTGCTCTGATGTCACCTACACCGTCATCGATAGCGGCAAGTTCCATACCAAGTTCAGAGAACTCGAATAGATGGGCCACCGTCTTTGGGCTGACGAATAGTTTGTCATACTCAGGAGCAAGAGCCTCAAAACCAGTGCTACCTAGGGAAGCGTTTTCAATAACACCACCGATGATAGCCGGGTCAGGAGACGTTGAACCTGCTGCTCCGCCTGATGTGACGCTAAAGGACGAACCACTGCCACCTTGAGGACGGCTCTTTAGAACCCTCCATCCCGATGATGTGTATGGCCTCTTAGCAACCATAGACAATGCGTTAACCTCTTGGTTAAGCATTGACCAAACTTTCTGTCCGTAAAGGACGTTGTATAGGTCGGCCAGTCCAGTTGCACCTGTAGCGATGGATGTTCCACCATCGTGTGCAGTTCCGAAACCGCCAACCAATCCGGCACTCTTCAATACAGCATTACCAGCAGCACCGCCAGTAAGTCCATATGAAGAACTTTCTAAATCTCTCATTGTTTTAACATATCCACTCATTTCTTTTCACCTCAGTAGTTCCCCGCCAACTTGTGTATGTCGTCCCACGACATGTCAGCGATATTCTCAACGGATTTCA